GTAATTGCAGCTGGAACTACATTTACTGCTGATGCCGGTGAAACTACATATGTATTTCAAACATTAGAAGATTATACAGCTACTGATAATGGTGAAGGTTTCTATCAATTTCTAAATGGAATCGGTGGATCTACAATTAGTCTTTTCGAAGGTGCTCAAAAAACAAAAACATTCTATGTTGGCGACGTAGGAGAAAGACAGCTTTATGTTATACAAGACGAAACAATTGATACGACAACAGCTGCAGTTTATGTGTACGAGACTCCCTCTAGTTCGGCATTTGTTTCATACACTCCTATTACAACTGCAACAACTGTTGATTCAACCTCACGATATTATCAAATCTCTGAAGCGCCTAACGGCTACTACGAATTAAATTTTGGTGATGGAATATCTTTTGGTACGTCTCCGACTGCAGGTAATAAAATAGTTGTAACATATCTCTCTTGTGCTGGGGCTGAAGCAAACAACGCTTCTAAATTTGCTCCTACTGCACAAATTACATTACCGATCGTAGGAAGCTATAATTTAGACGTGACTACAGTCGCTGCGTCTGGTGTTGGCGGCGCTAAACAGTCAATAGAATCTATTCGCCAAAACGCACCTATATCTTTTGCTGCTCAACAAAGACTTGTGACAGCTGACGATTACCGCGGCGTTATTCAAAGAAATTATCCAACGGTTACTGATGCTATTGCATGGGGTGGCGAAGACAATGTACCAGCGGATTATGGCAAAGTTTATGTCTCTCTTGTATTTGAAGATGGTTCTACCGAGGCACAAAAAACGGCAGTAAAAAACTCAATTGTGCAAGATGTATCTACGAATCTTTCAATCATTTCTATTGATACTGTATTTGAAGATCCTGAGACAACTTATCTTGAAGTTATCTTAACATTTAACTTTGATCCAAACCTTACTGGCCAAACAATTAAATCTACTGAAACAGCCGTCTTTGGTGAGTTACAGTCTTATGTAAATCAGAACCTTAAGCAATTTGGTGGAACATTTAGAAGATCTGAATTATTAGGAAAAATAGATGACTTAAGCGAAGCGATTCTTAACTCTCGTGCTTCTGTCAAACTGCAACAAAGATTTGTTCCAAACTTACTACAGTCTACATCATATAAACTGTATTTACCGGTAGAGCTAAGTTCTCCAAGTGCTACAGATTTTATTATATCTTCTTCTACGTTTATTTTTAATAATAAAGTTTGTTCTATTAAAAACGCTTTAAGCTTGACTAAACTTCAAATTGTTAATTCAGTAGGAGATGTTGAAATAGACAACGTTGGTTCTTACGACGCACTAACTGGTACAATAAATTTAACAGGGTTTGCTCCAACAGGTATTACTGCTGGAGTTAACTATATTAAAATATCAGCTACCCCTGCAAATCAATCTACAATTCGACCATTAAGAAGTTATATTTTAGATTTAGATGAAGGTCCATCGTTTGCTACAAGTTCTACTGATAGACAACAAACAGATATTACAATTGGCGCAGGCACTGGTGTTACTTCTTCTGCTACAGGTGCAGCAAATACATATGTAAGAGCTCCAAGCATACCTTCATCCGGATACTAATATGTCGCATTTGTCAGACTATAATAGAATTAATACAAACCTCAGGGCCTATAGTATTAAAGAGGTTCTGCCTCAATATTATGCTAGCGAATACCCGAACCTAATTAGCTTCTTAGAGGGCTATTATGATTATATAGATTCTGACGGAACCATTGATGCTATAAACGATCTTTATAGTTTGTATGATTTAGAAAGAACAGATTTAGCATACATCGAAAATATATTTGCAAGTATTGCTGATGGAGCGAACTCAACGTATTTTAGTGAACCGCGTGAAGTACTTCGCAACTTTGCTAATTTTTATAGAGTTAAAGGCACAAAGTATTCTGCCGAAGGTTTCTTCCGGGCGTTTTACGGCATTGATGTACAAATAGAATATCCAAAAAATAATATTTTCATTGTAAGTGAATCGCAAATAGGTACAGAATCTCTTCGGTTCATTCAAAACAGTGCATTATATCAAATATTCTCAGTACTTATTAAATCGGCTATTCCGCTTAATACGTGGAAAGATCTATATAAAAAGTTTGTGCATCCGGCTGGATTCTTTTTAGGTGGTGAAGTTGTTCTCGAACTACCGTCTACAAATTCTCAGCTTTTAGTTATGCCAGATAACATTGATGAACCACCGCCCCCAGTGCTGGTGGAAGGTACTGCAAATTATACTATACCATTTGGCTTAGTAGAAACACTTGGTATTCTTCCGGACGATGGAGATTCAGATACAGTGGTAGAACGTATTGATCTTACTGCAACAGTCGGCGATTATAAAGATATGCCGGCTGACGTCTTTGCTGCATCTTATGGCAGAATAGACGGAGCAATGAATATTAACTCGCCGACGTTTGATGATTCGGCAAAAGACTTTGCGCCGTTCTACTCAGACGGAGAAGAAGGCCCAGGTTACGATCAACATGGCGTGAGAATGAGCAACGATATAGAAAGATTCGATCAAGCAATCTGGTTCTATGACTCGGCTGCTGGAAATCCACGCTATATGACAGTTAGTTATGTCGATTCAGATTACGTAGAACTTACTTAGAGGTAAAAAATGGCAATCACATTAAGAAATACTAAAGGGACGGCATTGACCCACGTCGAACTCGATGCCAACTTTACCACACTGGCTGCAGCTGATATTGATTCAGCCGGAGTTACTGCACTTGCAGAAGCTGCGCAAGGTAATTTAAATTTAAATACTTTAGCTGGTGATTCGGATATAGACTTCGGATCAAATAAAATATTATATTCAAACAATTACGATTCAGCTGGTGCATTACCAGCTGCCGGAACTTATCATGGCATGTTTGCTCATGTTCATTCCGAAGGTGCAGGATACATGGCACACGGCGGAGCTTGGGTAAAGCTAGCTAATTTTGCTGACGTCGGTACGGGAATCGATTCGGCCAAAACAATATCGCTTGTTGATTCAAACTATGTTTCTGCCAGAATTGGTAGCTTAGGCGGACATACAGATGTTAATATGTCTGGGATCTCCAACAACCAGATTCTTAAATGGGATTCTGCTCAACAAACATTTATAGCTGCAGCTGACGTAAGTGGCGGTGGTGGAGGCGGTGGCTTAGGATATGCTGACTTTAGTGTATCGCTTGCTGCTGCAGGATCAGCTAATTTAGCATATAATAATGGTGCAGGTGTTTTCACATATACGCCACCAGATTTATCAGGCTATCTTACAAGTTATACAGAAACAAATGATTTATCTGCAGCTGTTACGTGGACCAACATTCCAGACGCAAATGTGCCGGCAAGTGCAATTACTCAACACCAAAATGCATTGACAATTACAGAATCACAAATCAGTGATCTCGGATCGTACATTACCGATTATACGGTAACACAAGGAGATGTAACGGCTCATCAAGCTGCACTATCAATAACCGAATCTCAGGTTAGTGATTTAGGAAGTTATGTTACTACCAACTCATCAATTGATATGAATGGCAATGAGTTGGTAATGGATGCTGATGGTGATACATCATTCCATTCTAGTAACGATGATGAGATTGATATTCGTGTTAAGGGTGCAGATGTTGGTAAGTTTGACTCTGATGGTCTTATTATTAATTCGATTCGAACAAGTACAGCAGGAACTCCTACATTAACATCTTCGTCTAATATTAATATGACGGTTGGCGGATCTGTTACTGTTTCTGGTGGTGGATTCAGAGTTGCTTCTCTTACTACTGCAAATAGAAATTCGTTAGCTGCATCGAACGGCGAGATTATTTACAATAGTGATAAAGCCGAGTTTGAGATATATCAACGTGGTGCCTGGACTAATATGACAAGAGGTACTGCGATATTTACCTTGACTTCTAATGGTTCTAGTGATTATGTATTTAACGATCCGGACGGTCATTGGTTCCCTACAGGAGAAAATGATCCCGAATTATATTTAAGACGTGGAGAAACATACTATTTCATAAACAACTCTGGTGGCAGCCATCCGTTTGAAATTAGAACTGGTGCTGGTGGATCTGCATATAGTACTGGTGTAACAAATAACGGTAGCTCAGGCGGTACTATAACCTTTAAAGTTCCAATGAGTGCTCCAGCAACCTTGTATTATCAGTGCACTGCGCATTCAGGTATGGGTAACACGATTAATATTGTATAGGTAAAATATGTCAGAAAAAGAATACATAATTGCCATGGAGAAAGGTCAAAGCAAAGACCTTTTAAAAGACGAGCTAACTGCAGAAGCCGGAAATGATTACGTTCCGGCTCGATCTGTAGACTTGACAAATTCTCGTAATAGCAGTACGCGACATTTTGTAATGGCACTCACTGATGAAGAAGCCATTACATTAAGGGGAGACCCTAGAGTTAATAGTGTATATGAGCCTATTGTCTGGGAAGATGATATGCTTGATTTCGAGGTTAAACATAGAACTAATTGGCCAAGATATAGCCTTAGTTCAAACCAAAATAACTGGGGATTATTACGACATATTGAAGCAACTAATGGTTGGGGAAGTAATGTAACGGATCAGCGCTCTGAGAAAAAATATACTGGGCATTTAGCCGGAGCTGGTGTTGATATAGTAGTTCAAGAAGGAAGTGCAGGCAGAGTCACGCATGAGCAATTCCTAGATGCAAATGGTAATTCGAGATATAATCAACTGCAGTGGAATACACTACCAAATATGAGTGGTGCAAATACCATTACATATGGCACGTCAGGTGGAGACCACGCAACACACGTGATGGGAACAATCGGTGGATTAACTGTTGGCTGGGCTCCAGAGGCTCAACTATATTCCTGTCCTCTGAACTACCTTGGTAATTCTCAATATTGGTTTGATGCAATAAAAGAGTTTCATTTAAATAAAAGCATTGATGCATCTACTGGTTACAGACGACCAACAGTCCTAAATATGAGCTGGGGTTATAAAACTTATTTAACTAATATATCGGCTATATATTTCAGAGGTTCAAATGTAGGA